ATCGGAGAGTCTCTTGGTAAACGAGATGTCTTCTTGACTTAGTAATTTAGTATCGTCGGCACAGATCGTGCAGTCGCCAAGAATCTTTGTGAATGTCTTGGCAACATTCTCTGAAGTTTTCGCCTTGTTCTGCGGCGTAAGAACCAACACATCGTTCGAAAAGATACTCGCCTGTGTATCAATTCGGTCGATTCGATTAATAAGACCGAACGGTTTTGTGCCCGACGGATGAACGTGAGTCTTAAGTGGTTCGATCCACTGTTCGATCGGATACGAAGTGACGACTTCGTACGAGAACTTCTGATAGAACTCTGAGTCCTGCAGAACGATGGACTCGGAGAGTTGTCGGATCGGACGGAGTGATAATGATGTTTGATGAAACAAGTGGCGAGTCGACCAATGAATCATCGGTTACGATACCAACGGTCCGTCCGACGTAGAATCCATTAAAGTAGGTACCCAGAAGAGTATAGTCTTCATCGGATGACAGTATCTCAACAGATTCTTCAGAGATATCGAGGTTGTCACCCAGATCGAGTTCTCGATTCTCTGGTGCATACTGAAAGATTCGAAAGCCGTCAAGAAAGAAACGACCGGACCCTTGAACCTCGAGTATATGATTCGGTGTCGTACCGGAACCAAAGTCCAGAATCGATATGTTTGTGATACCGCCAGAATTATCGACGTCAGTGACACGAGCCTCGAAACTGATTCGTGAACGACCCTCGAGTCGAATGCGATCGCCGATCTCATAACCCGTACCGGCAGACTCGATGATGATGTCCGACACCGAGTTGTAGATCTCCGCCTCGACGGAACGATCCTCGGTCGTGATACGATTGCCGACCTTAAAGTTACCGACGGTTTCTGAGCGAAGAATCGTCAGTTCGTAGATCGTTTGATCCGCGTATACCTTACGTTCGACCTTGGTGACGGTCGCGAATCCATACTCCTCGATCTGCTGAACACGCTTACTTGCCAGATCGTCCGGATCACCGGAGATCAGAGATACACGAATCTTCTGAGGAGCCTGCCAACGACCGTCAGACGGTTTAAGAACCGAGTCCCAAGGAAATCTTACCTGTACGGTATCGTTTAGAAACAGACGAAAGAAGGTCTCGACGGCCTCGCGCGAACCCTTTGATCTCCAGAGTTCCGATATCTTGTTGTAGAAGACTCGCGGTGTGGCCTCGTACTCGCGAGGTACAAAGAGACCGATCTCTTTCTCGATACGACGTAGAAACTCTTCTTCCTGCGTCTGAATGTCGCGCTGCTGAGGAAGCGTGTTCTGATAATAACCGGACTCGTGCGTCGTCTCAAGAAAGTCGAGATACGCCGCGATGAACGCGATCAGATCCGGATAGTTCGCACGAATTTGATCAGGCACGAACGAGTCGATCAGACTCGAGACGAACGGTGAATACTGCGTTGAGTTGTTATTCGTTGGCATAGGAATAACTTATATCAGTAACCACTACTACTACTACTACTACTAGGAGGAGGAGTTGTCGTCGTTGTTGATGACGGCGGTGAAGTATTCGTGGTACTACTTGTTGTCGATGATGATGATGTACTTGAGATGTTATTGGTCGTCGTCGTTGTCGTAGACCCAGCGCTTTCAGAATCTCGATTAAACGTTCGATAGTTTACGCCGGAGTAGTCACGACCCGATACGATCGTGTCAACTTCACCCTGAACATTGAATCGTGAACAGTCGCAGTCCAGAGTCAGTACGGTGTTGAGTGTACCAACGATATCGTACGAAGCAGGAACGGCCTCGATGTTAATAACCTCACCATCAATGGACTCAGGTGCAAAAGACTCGAGAATGATTCTTGACTCCTCAATGAATCCTGCATTCCGAATCACAACTTCCTCGGCAGTACCCGTCCCCGTTACGATAGAGACGCGACGCGTTCCGTCACTGTTCAGAAAGTCCTTGAATCGACAGTTGGTCACACCGTTGACTGTAAACGTGGACGAATCAAAGATCACCGGGCGAGTGCCAAAACTTCTGAATAGATCTGTCGAGAAGTTCAGCGTATAGGTGGTCGGAATGTTGAGTGCCGGAACGAATCGTTTCGATAGATATATTCGAGCAAAAGAGTTAAGAACCGCATCATCCGCGTTGTCGATTGCCTGAAGAAACTGCGAGTATCGAAAGACGTTGTCGAACTTTCCAAGTTTATTATCGTCGAATTCATTGATCGCATCAACGGCCTTGTTTTCGAGTTGCTGTTCCGAAAGATTCGTAAGTGATGGATCGTACTTAAAGAATACTTCGGAGGTGATGACCAGAAACTCTGGATCCAAAAGTTCCGGTGTTACCGTGATAACCGACTTTGGAAGAATCACCTCGTTCAACAGACGATCCTTCTCGTCCAGAGTCAGAACGTCTCCGGTCTCAGGAAGTGCGGATATAAACACCCTGCCGTAGACCGGAGGATCGTTATCCTCACCACCCCAGACCTTTACACTTGAAACGTTCGCAAAGTTCTCGCGAATCACGGCCTCAAAGTCATTCGGTACCACGGCTCGATTCTGAGATGCAAAGGTCAAAGGAGCATTGCGTCGCACCGAATCAATCGATTCTCGTTCTGCACCACCCGCAGCACTCTGATTCACCGTGATGCTCACGTTACTGTTACCATTAATCGAGTCAACAAGAGAGAATACTCGTGCTCCGTTGGCCTCTGTCTTTTTAGTAACCAGATACTCAACACGAACAAGATTACCGTTCTCAAGAGCTTGACCCAGAACATCGTCACCAAACTTAATCTCAAATAGACCGTCGGGATTCTCTGAAAGAAAGTAGACAGCACTATCGTTGTCGATATCGGTGAGTTCTTTTGCTTCCGTAAATATTGTCGAAGACGTCTTATCGGTCGTATCAAAAACCTCGACAAGAATCGTCGTCGTGTCGACATCCGGACTTGGAATCAAAATCTTTTCTGCAGAGTTCACATCAAAAATAACTTCGGTACTCTCAAACACACCCTGAAGTATTCTTACATTACTGAACTGAGCATTATCGGTTTCATAACTAGTGTCGGTCACGAAGTTATACGTTGTGTTTCCGATCTTTGCTCGAAAACGATGACCTCTTTCAAGGTTCAGATTCTGAGAACTGGGATTATTGACCGTAAGATCGAGTGATGCACTGGGTGCCGATGCGGATCGCGGTGTGTAACCGAGTTGTCGTGCATGACCGACGACCGAACCACGAAACTGAGCGGTATCGATGAAAGTCTCGTTCAGACCAAGGTTGGCGTTGATCGCGTTGTAGTGAGTAACGTACGAGAGAAGATCGATGATCGAAGTGATCGCCGAACCCTCGAAGTCGTAGTCCTGCAGAGTATCTTGCGACTGAAGAAACTCCTTAAGATTCGACCGAATGTTTTCAAAATCAATTTCAGATACTTCGAGTCTTTTTGTACTACTCATCTCAGTCTCTCTACTGAAAAGTTAACCGTTGTGATGGTCTGTTCGGGCGACTGAATCTCAAACGTGACGGAGATATCAATCGAGTTCTGATCCGGTCTTGAGTTCGAGTCGACACTGATCACTCGAACACGCGGTTCGTAGTTTCTAAGTGCGGCGCGTACATCTTCATCGATCAGCTGTTTAACAATTGGATCGAAGTTCTCGAACAGCTGGTTCGTAATGTTAGCGCCAAAGTCGGGATCGAATGGTCTTTCGCCGCGATTGGTCGAGAGAATGTTGATCACCGACTGTTTGACCGCCTCGACGTCTCTCTTTAACGCAACATCACCGGTAATCGGGTTTGCGCGAAAAGCAAAGTCGATATCGGTGTACGATACTTCTCTTGCTACGATTGGTTCTGTAACTGCCATACAATTATTTATAAGGTTTTACTGACCTATCGCAGCTGTATTCGCATCACCCGGGCCGGGTTGACCGGTGAATCGACCGGCGGATTCCACGGCCTCGGAGATGGATCTCGTTGGGAACCTTGGCAGAACCTCGAGGTCGGAAAGACCGATCTCCTTTGTAAAGAGTTCTTTATCTGCGGGTTCCGGCGGTCCATCAGGAACAACGGACGGTCGAGCGAGTTCTTTAACGGAGTCACCAAGAAGAACAATGTTTGGAACGTCCTCACAGAAATTCAATGGTGTGTTCAACGGATCCTTGATGAATTGTTCAATGTTCTCAAGAATCCGATCGAGAGCAGGACCCGCACCCTGATAAGCGGCACGAAGTTCCAACAGTTTTGCGATCGTACCGGCAGGATTCGCAAGAGCCTCTTCTGATAGAATATTAAAGAGATCCTGTTGCAAACGGCGAGTCACAACACCCGGATTATTCTCGATCGCCTCCTGAAGATTCTCGACGTCATTAGCGAATCGCTTGACCTGCGAGATCGCATTCTTACCACCGGTGACGGCCTCACGAATCTGATCCTGAGCATCGTTGATCTGATTAACGACACCGGACTCACCGCATAAAGAATCAAAGATTGAAGCCATAGTTCTTATCCACCCGCAAATACATTTGATGAACCGGCGGCCACACTCGTGCATGTCGGGTCACCGACTCTTCCAATCTGTTTACCGTTCACAAAGACCGTCGAAGATCCACTCGAGATCGTAGTTGAGTGAGCAGGACATGGTGATCCCGGCAGCAAGTGAACCGTGTTACTGTCACCCTGTCGACTTGCCGCAATACCGTTGACGAACACGTTGCCCGAACCCTGCGCTCGAACCATTCCGGAACAGTGTGGAACCTCTGCGTCACCAATTCTTGTAACGGCCGGCATCATCCTTCTCCGTAATTGTAGTTCGCCATGAAAGATCTGATCGCCTCGAGATCGTTAAACACCTCATGAGCCAGTGTAACACTCTCGGTCGTTTCTGTCTGTGTTGTGTCTCCAACGTATGTTACCGTAACATCATAGTCTCTTGGAATAAAATGTTTTTGATCCTGATCCAGATTGAACAGATCCTGTCCTTCCGGCAAATCGGATATGTCTGTGTCGATAGGATCCGTCGTCTTATTACTTTCTCCGGTCGGAACGTGTGTAAAAACATCAACCCATCCTGACAGATACGTTCCCTCGAAATCAATTGTCGGTTCGTTTACCTCGATCGTAATCGGTTCTTCGTCGCCCAGGAGTTCGATCTGAATGTTTGTGATCGTAAAAGATTCTTGTTCAGAATCTGGAATCGAAACAGTCACGGTTTGTGTAAACGATTGATTTCGAACAAAGGTACCTTGAATCTCATTTCCTGAGAATTGGGACACTGTTGTCGTAGAGAATTCGACCGTCATTTCTGTTCTCTTTTCATCAGTTCATTCATATACTCAGGTAAGGATTCAATCCACTCGTGCTGTTCCTCGGTATGAGGTTCGGGCGGAATCTCAGGAGCAAACCGAATGAGATTGTCATACTGATCCGGTATCTCGTCGTAGTCGGTATACGTTACGACCTCACCGTTCATCAGAACTTGAAACACTCCTTTCATCATGGGTTCAAGTCGATCCGCGAACCAACAACCGTTACGTTGCCGCCAGCATTGATATCAAGAGTCGAACCAATCTGCGTATCCTGAAGACCAGCGATGGTCTCGAGAAGATCCGAATCGGTGTCGAATTCAATATTTGCGACCGACTCGAGTCGATGCACACCCTCGGTCGTAACGAGTCGTCTACCGACCGTAAGAAGCGACTCATCACCGGCAACGACTCGCGAGGAGTTCGAGAGTATGGTCTGCGAGTGAGTACCTCTGATCGTTGTGTCCGATTTCTTTCCGATCACATTGGTCTGATTACCGTCGATAAGCAGACGCTGATCGCCACCGACGTGAATCGATCGTTTCTCCAGAACGTTGGTCGACTCGTCCACCGTAATCTCTCGTACATCGGATCCATCGATCTTTGTTTCACGATTACCCTGAACATAGGTAAACATTCCGCCACCGACCTCGAGAGTGTAGTCACCCTCGACCATCTGGCGCATGTTGCCCTCGACGGTCAGATTCAGATCACCCTGTACGTACATGTTGTGATTCTGCAGAGTGATCGAGTATCCGTCGCCGACGATCTTTGTCGTTGTCGTGCCGTCGTGCAGAATCTCATGATACGATCCCGATTGATGTGAGTTCGTGATACGTGTGTTATCCGACGTTGAGTCGTACTCCTCGAGCTGCCCCGCCTCGAACTCACGAACCGAGTTGTAGGGATAACTCGAGTCCTGTGATCCACGAAGATCCGGTTCATCCCATGTCGTACGCTCGTACTCCTCGTCCGGAGGAGTTCCCGACACCGTCGGCATCTCGTACTTGCGAGCCTGCTGAATCTCGGTGACGCGATTATCCTTACGAGCCTCGTACGTAGGATGTTCGGTCCAACGATCCTCGTCCGTTACGAGTGACAGGTTCGAGTCGCTGTCCTCCGCCGATCCGGTCCATCGAGGATTCACTCCGAACGGATCAGAAAACCCCTTTTCAAAGTTAGGTACAGACTCATCGATACCCGGAAGAGATCCGATGACCAATGGATCCTGAAGGTTATGATCCATATACATCACAACGACCCATGTACCCTCAACCAACTGCGAGAGAGGAGCACCCGATGTCGATGTATTTGGTGGTTGCATGACATGTGACCAAGGAAGGGATTCGATAGGCACATCGGTCTTACGATCGTCTGAATGTACATTCAAAACACGAACGCGTAAACGACCCAACTTCAATGGATCATTACGATCCTCAACAACTCCGATATAAAACTGATTCATCATAATGTACTAAATCCACCCGTGATTGGTGATGGGTTTGATTGTTTTGATCTCGACGATTTATTGAACAATCGATCAAGGTCTGCGTCCTCACCGATACCGTCACGTATCAGTTCAGCCGACATTGTGTACTCGCCGTTTTTTATGTAGTGACGCAGCGATGCGACGATGTACTTACCGGAGTTCACCTCATCAATCAGATCGTTATTGTTCTCAAGATTCGGCGAGAAGTGTGTTATATTGTAGTTCACCGTCTTGCCAACACCAAAGGACTCGTTCGTATCAAGCGTATATGCAATCGAATCCATATAGACCTTTACGACACTGTTCGCATGACGATGCAGGTACGAGTTCAGAATCGACAGATCAAGATCCTCTATCGAACTTAGATTGGGTGGTTCAAAGTTAAAGGCATAGCGATTGCGATGCAGATAGTAGTTCTTTGTGTCATAGATCTCATTGACGTTCTCGCCACCGATCGTAAAGTTATCGGTGATCCACTCGCCACTGATCGTCGGTGCATCCCGCTTAAAGTCGAACTCGGCCTTCTGATACTCTCGTGTCGACGGATCGACAATGTTCACATACGATGCATAGGCACCTTTGTTTACCTGATCGTACGTGTTGTACGCACGAGAAATAGAAGTGTCGTAGATCGTTCCGCGTTCATCAAGTTTCTCATCGGTAGAAACACCATCCGGTGACTGATTACTCGGCTTCCTTGGTTCGATCGTTGTGACCGGATCCTTCGCAAACATCGATCCTAAAGATTCAAGACGCACTTCATTTGGATATAACGAGTCGTACACAAACATCGGCGTGTCGTCGTCCGCAAGTACGTTCTTGCGAATCATGTCCGCGGCCTGCAGTGGTTTCATATACGGAAACACAACCGAGTGTGAAGTCTTTGACTCAACTCGAACATTCAGATCTGTATTCAAAAAGTCGGCATACACACCGGAAATGATCTCGTCTCCACGACCGCTGTACGCTCTGGAGAACAGAGAGGTTGAGTTTCGCATCTGAACCTCGGACGTGATCGTAAGTTCATACACACCGTATCCATCACGATTACGAGCGATGTTTGCGACCTTAGTGATAAAGAACTCGCGAACGGTCGATTCCTCGTCACGTTCCCATTGAACGCGAAGTTTCTCCTGACCTAAGAAAGGAAACTCAGAGAACATTCTTGAGTTGTCGACTACACTCAACTCTCCATGTATGTACGGAAAATAGATCGACTCATACAATGACAACTCAAGAATCGTTCCAGAGATATCATACAACTTACCGTCAGTCGTCTCGATCTCGACGAAAAAACCGCGAATGCCATTCGGAGATACACTTAGTAACTGTTGCGAATCACTCATACTATTTGTCTACGATTCATCTCGCGTTCGAACTGTTTGGTCACGTTGAATATATGTTCGGGCCGTATAACCTTGATCCGAGCACTTTGTTCGTTGTCTTCCTGTTCCTGTTGAAGAATCGTGATTGGTGTGACTCCGTTCGTGTAGAAAGGCACAGAGTTTCCTTCTGAGTCGAGATAACGAGCCGGAGCAAGAAACGTCTCGACCGTATTTAACACAACGATCTCGTCCTCACTCGTCTCGCCACGAATCGTAAACTCGGTGTTCTCTGGAACGGATGACGCATTCGTCGATACATCGATCTGCAGATAACCGAGTGTCGGATACTTTGCGATCAGAGTACCGATCACTGTGCCGTTGATCGTGATCGTCTCGTCGACACTAAACTTACCGGCGATCGACTGATCGTCTCGTACGATGAACGCACGGCCCGGATACTTGCGAGACAGATAGTTTCTCAGGTTCGATGTCGATTTTGGCAGATCGCGCCAGGTATTAATGATACGAGTGTTCAGAATAGGAATCGTCCAGTAGTAGTCGGTTGTATCATACACGTCTTGCGAGATCGAGTCAAGTCTCTGGTCGGGTTGAGCGTTGTAGAACGTATAAAAAGATATGTTGTCGGCGATCCTCGAGAAGATCGACGTGTAATGAGAGATGTTGGTGACTCTCTTTGTCAGATCCTTCGAGAATATGTAATCTTGTTTACGAAAACGACAACTCAAGAGTCGTTTCGACCGGTTGATTGCCGTTGGTAAAGTATGACATTGAGTTTGGATTATATGTGATGTTCACTCCTGTACACGCGACCTCCGGCATACGAATGACGTCGTCTGGCGACTGCTGAAAGGACACTGCGAATGTATCAGGGAACCTATACTCCAGACTGTTCAACTCGACGGGATACGCGGCTCGACGAAAGAACCGAATGATCTGCGGTATCGTATCGGCCTCGGTCTCTGACTGCGGAAGGAACGTAAACGAGAACGAGAACTCTCGCATACTCGGTGACTTAAAGAGCATGAACTCCTGTGGATTCGCGACTCGCTGACTCGCTCGTTTGTATATGTCACCGGTTCCGGTCAGAGCCGATAATGCACGTGCACCGGTACCTACACCAGTACCCACCGTCTCACCGACGAGTCTTCTTACATCGTCGATAGTCGTGCCACCTGCACCACCCGTAAACTTATCGATCGTTCCGCCAATAATACCAAGGTCACCGGTATCATAGTCGAGTGAGTCGGATACCGTATAACCGGTAGGAAAGTATAGACCAACCGAATCGCCGGATGCGGATGTTTTGGCCGATGCACTACGTCGATCGTACTGCGGTTTCTGCGTTGAGAACAGAATCCACGGTGACGTCGACCCGTCAAGATTCTCTGGATATCGTAAATTTGCCATAGAAGATAAATACTGTTACAGTTATAGAAACATGTTCTGTATTATTTATATGGCTTATCGTGGTAAATTCACTCCAAAACATCCAGAGAAGTATGTCGGTGACGTCAAGAACATCGTCTATCGTTCTTTGTGGGAGCGTAATACCTTTCGATGGATTGACACACAAAGTTCAATTGTATATTGGAACAGTGAGGAAATTGTCCTGCCCTATGTTTGCGAGACCGACAATAAGGTACATCGATACTTCATGGATCTATGGTTTCAGACAAAAGAGGGTAAAAACTATATCATAGAGATCAAACCCAAGGGTCAGACGAAACCACCCAAGACTCCACAACGCAAAACTCGTCGATATATTAAAGAATCACTCACTTATGTCAAGAACCAATCTAAATGGAAGGCTGCAACTGAATTCGCACTCGATCGCGGTTGGACGTTCGAGGTCTGGACCGAGGACACATTGAAGTCACTTGGTATCAAGATTCTGAAGTAAAACCCTATAAATAGTATCATGACGATAAGAACATTCAGAGATTATCTTCTCGAACAGAGAGGCGACAAAGGACTCACGATATTTGATATCGACGAGACTTTGTTTCGCACCAAGGCCAAGGTCGACGTCGTAAAGAACGGAGAGGTCGTGCGATCACTCGACAATCAAGAGTTTAATAATTATAAACTGATGCCGGGTGAGGAGTTCGACTTTCATGAGTTCAAGTCGGCTCGTGTGTTTCAGAAAACATCGACTCCTATCGGCAAGATGATCGGTAAGATGAAGTCGATTCTACGCAATGCCGTCAAGAGAGGATCGCGCGTTATTGTCGTCACCGCTCGTAGTGACTTTGATAATAAGGAAGTGTTTCTGAATACTTTTCGTGCACATGGTATCGATATCGATTCAGCGTATGTCGAACGTGCAGGTAATCTTGGTCTTGGATCACCGGCAAAGAACAAACGATTCATTTTTCATAAGTATCTTAAGTCGGGCGATTATGGAAGAATTCGATTGTTCGACGACAGTAAACAAAACTTGAACACCTTTATGTCATTACAGAAAAAATATCCTGAATGTCTCTTTTCACAGAACTACAAGCTGCTGCATTTAGAGAAGGACTTAATCCTCGCACCAAGAAGGCACGTGAGTGGTTTCGCAAGAAGGCACGTGGTCTGACTGATGTCAACAAGATGGATCTTATCTCTGACGATCGGTTGACACAGAGAAACGCGCCTCGCCCCGGCAAGATGTTTATGTTCTTTTATGATCCTAAGACCAAACAACAACTGCCGTACTACGATACGTTTCCTCTGATACTTTACGTCGAGTCTGCACCCGGTGGATTCTATGGCCTCAATTTACATTATCTGCCACCGGCACAACGAGCAAAGTTATTCGATGCACTACTCGAAACTGCGAACAACAAAAATGTCGAAGTAGACGCACCGGAATGGTCGATCGCGATGTTCCTGCCGACTGAGTCTTTCCGTAAGTCTGGTACACGTGCAGTCTGGGCCGACTCAAGGAAGATGATATGAGCAGTATCGATACGCTTAAGTCAACAATTTCATCGGGTCTCGCGCGGTCTAATCGTTATCGTGTTTTGTTTCATACCGAATCAGAACTTCTGTCGGTGTTGTGCGATTCCGTCACATGGCCTGGACGTCAAATCTTTACGAACGAACGATTCGTCGATATGAAGGCGCAGAAGGTTGCATACGCATTTGGTCAAGAGGATGCGACTATATCGTTTCTTCTGACGAATGATTGGACAACTTGGAACTTTATCTACGACTGGCATGAGCGAGTCATTGGCAATATTGAGAATACTCGTAACTTCACAGTGAACTTTAAGAATACATACACTGATGATATAGAGATCGAACATCTTGATCAACAGAATAATATCAAGAGGGCAGTAATACTCAAGAACGCATACCCAACGACACTGAACGCGATTGAGTTGGGTAATGGAAACGAGAATGAAGTGATCCGTGTCACGACGGAGTTTTCATACGATAACTGGGAAATTGTTTCATAATAATGGAGATGATATAGAATGGCACCACTACCAAAATTAGACTCGCCGACATACGAGCTGAACGTTCCGTCGACCGGAGCAAAGATTCCATATCGACCGTACCTGGTCAAGGAGGAGAAGATCCTCATGATGGCCATGGAGTCGAACGACACGAATCAGATGATGAGCGCAGTGAAGGACGTGATTCGCTCATGCACGTCCGAATCGGTGGACGTTGACTCACTGGCGATGTTCGATATCGAGTACATCTTTACTCAGCTTCGATCAAAGTCCGTCGGCGAGACCGCAACGATCAAGGTCAACTGCGAGAAGTGCGAGACGTCAAATGAGGTCGATGTTGATTTGCAGGAGGTCCGTGTTGACGTTCCACAATCGGACACTACGGTCATTAAGCTCACGGACGCGATCGGTGTATCACTGCGATATCCTTCGGTAGACACGATGATGCGAGTACAAGCAGACGAATCGAAGTCGGACATTGATCGAGTATTCGATCTGATCACGGCCTGTGTTGATTCAATCTACTCCGGTGATCAGATCTTTGATGCTTCAGAACAGACCGAGCAGGAACTACGCGAGTTTATCGAGTCACTGAACACCAAGCAGTTCAACGAGGTTCGTGAGTTCATCGAGGGTATCCCCTCCGCTGCGATCACCGTAAAGTTTAAGTGCACGTCGTGCAGTCATGGCAACGAGTTTGACGTCAAAGGACTTGGTAATTTTTTCGGATAGCCCTTTCGCACGATAGTCTGGCGAACCACTATCGAGTGAATTTTTCAATGATGCAGCATCATAATTATAGTCTGACAGAACTCGATGACATGATGCCGTGGGAAAGGGAGATATACGTCGCGATGTTGATTGACTTTATTAAACAAGAGAACGAAAAGATCCGTAATCAGAAGGCAAGATAGACATGGCAACCACGATGGAAGAACTCGGGCAGGAGTTACGAGAAAATAATCAAGTCATGGGTGAAGTCCGTGAGAACACGGAACTTAGTGCGAGTTATCTTGATCTTGTTGTCGACACACTGTCAGAAAGGCTGAATGGACTGTTTGATGTCATTCGAAGCGATAGCAATGAAGTCAGTAGTCAGAACAATAGGATTACTAATGAATCAATAACTCAAGTCAAGAACAACACCGAGCAGACGAATAACTATCTTGAATCTGTCGTCGATGTGTTCTCGACTAAGTTAGACGAACTCGTTGGATTCATGCGTGGTACTACTGAAATTAATAGTACCACTGACAGTAGTCAGACAAACAACAATACTACTAATCAGTCGTTGTCTCAAGTCGAGACCAACACCGAGCAGACGAATAACTATCTTGAATCGGTTGTTAGCGTTTTCTCGTCTAAGTTAGACGAGCTTGTTGGATTCATGCGTGGTGATAGCAATGAAGTTAGCAATCAGACAAACAACAATACTACCAATCAGTCGTTAACTCAAGTCAAGAACAATACTGAGCAGACGAATAACTATCTTGAATCGGTTGTTAGCGTTTTCTCGTCTAAGTTAGACGAGCTTGTTGGATTCATGCGTGGTAATCAGCTCGACCAACTCGAAACACGACGAGAAGAACAGGGTCCTCCTGGCGCGGATATTGCATCGGCGGATGACGACAACTATATCCAAGACATCATGGACAAGGTTAAGGATCTCGTTGACGATGCTCTTGGAATCGCCGGTCTAACCGTTGGTGTTATTGCGGCTCCTTTTGTTATTATCGGATCGTTCTTTAGTGAGCTTAGGGTTCAGACTCAACTCTTAAATAAGTTACTGGGTGGCGGTCTTGGGAAGATCTTTTCTCCTATCACTCGTTTCTTTAACGCAATCGCAAACTCAAGAGTGATTCAAGGTCTTAACAGAGTTTTCAACGGTACAGTAAAACCATTCTTTGCTCGTGTTGGCCAGTTCTTTGGACTGTTAGATGAAGCTGGTAAGGCTGCAGGTGGATTCGGTAAGATCCTACGTACAGCGGCCAAGATTGGTGGCATGTTAGGAAAGATCTTTTATCCCATCACCGTTCTTATTGGTCTATTCAATGCCGTCACTGGATTCATGGACGGATACGACGAGGGAGGAGTACTCGAAGGTATCAAACAGGGTGTCATCAAGGCATTCGATGCGATCGTTGGATCGTTTGTTCGACTTCTAGGATCGGCCGCTTCGTTTATCTTTGACATTCTTGGATTTGATAACTTTGCCGCAGCGATAACGACTCAGATCGACTCTGTCATCAACGGTCTATACGATTCATTTGGCGGTATTATCGATATCATCAAGGGAATCTTTACTCTTGATCTAGGAATGATAAAGTCCGGACTAACATCAACATTTGGCGGACTCGTTGATATTTTTACTGCCCCGATCAATCTTGCGTACTCGGCCATTAAAGATCTGTTCTCATTTGCAGGTATTGAATTGCCTAGTATCGACTTTGGCGCGTTTATCAAGAATACCATTTCTTCAGCGGTTAACTTTGTTAAGAAACAGCTGGGATTTGATGGTGAGAATATGCCGTCGGTAATGGATATCATCACTGGATTATACACGGCTCCTTATGATCTTGTTCGATCGGTCGCATCTTGGGTCGCAGGAAAACTGGGATTCGATCAGATATCGGATCTTCTTTCATCCTTTAGTTTCAGCGGTCTTCTTAAGGATATATTTAACGCACCGGTGAATCTACTCAGAAGTGCAAAGGATTGGATACTGAATCAACTTGGGTTTGACGGTAGTGGTATGCCCTCAGTGATGGATATCGTCACTGGTCTATACACCGCACCATACGACTTAGTTGCATCAGTGGCATCATGGGTTGCAGGAAAACTAGGATTCGATCAGATATCTGATATGCTAGGTGAACTCTCATTTGCTGAGTTACTTCGTTCGGCCGTCGATACGATTTGGGGTCTGTTCACTGGTGCCAAGGATTGGATCGTCGAAAAAATCACCGGTTTTAGTATCAGTGATACGATCGGTAATATCGCAGATGCTGGAAAGAACTTTTTGAAAGATATTCTTCGTTCGGTACTTCCTGATCCATCGGAAGGTAATGCGATTCTTAAGTTTGCAAAGCGCGCTATACCGGACGATCTATACAAGTTTGCCGGTTTGGATCCTAAGACGGGCGAAGAGATCGAGCTACCAGAAGAGGACAAGATTCAGGTTGATTCGGGTTCATCGCCATCCAGAGTCGCCGCCGGTACTGAACTTCAGCAGGAGGCCGAGACCCAACGCGATGCGGAACGCGAAGCTTTGGGACGTGTTGGCGGCCCCGGGTCAAATGCCGTGAGCGTTGCAACAAACATTCAGAACAACTCAAACACAACGTTTACTCAGAGGCCACCGGCATCGTCGGAACCCGACAATCTGTCAGACTCTATGATGACTCTGGGATTTGCTCCATAATAAAAAACCCCTCCATTGCAGAGGGGTTTTGATTCTTCTCAGACTGCCTTGGGCAATCTACCCGACCGTAACTCACTTATCGCGTAAGCATGATCTTTCTTATACTCTACCCGTGTCCATGATTGGAGAGCAGAATCTTTCCGTCTTTGAGGACTGATTGACACCGCTTCCATCAGG